GAACGTGTGCACGGCGTCATCTGTGCTGTCTGTGGCCGCCAGGACTGGATGATGAGTGTGAACGAGGAAAACGAAAACATCCTCATCATGTGCAGCCACTGCGGCCACGTCGTCTCGTTCAATCGTAGCTATGTGGAAACGCTACTAGGTGAGGCCGAAGCCGAAGACCTTGGAAGCGATGGCTCCAATAACAACGGTAGCAATGCCGATAAGCCAGTTGACTGTCGTCTTGCTGACCTTCCCGTCGACTCTGGAGCTGAGCTCGGTAATTCGTTCTGCGGTTCGTCTCTCGGATTCCTTGATCGAGTTCGAAAGACGATTCTCAACTTCGTCCGTATGGTCAAGGTAAAGCTTTACCCACTGTGAATCGTCAGTTTTTGCCATGAATTTGTTCCTCAATAAACGATCGATCAAAGAACTCGAGACGCCCGCAGTGGTTGCAACGAAGAATGATGCAAGAACTCAAAAGGTCTTGTTCATCTTTTCCGGCTTGCTGATCAGTGGATTCTTTTGGCTGTTGGCCACCAAATTCCGTAATGAGTTCGCCCAAGGCGGCTTGAAGATCCTGGCGATAGCCTGTGGCTACGTTGGTTTCTCTAACCACGCCGTCGTCAACCTTCAGGTACCAATCGGTGGACTTACAGATGGGGCACCGCATGCCGTTCGCACGTTCGTTTAGGAACTTCGTTAATTCGTCAATTGTCAATTTCAATTTCTCCGTGAGTTGGTTGATGGTTTGTCTGGGGAGACACCGTCAATCATCTCACGGGGAATCTCAAAACTAAACAGGAAGAAACGATGAGTGAACTCAAAGATGAAGACTTTCAGCCGGTCGAAGTCAAGGGCAAGGAAAACCTCCCAGCTATCGGCCAACGATGCCTTTTCATCCTGCGCTCTTGGAAGGACAAGCCCGTTTGCGCCAACTTCCGCGTTTACGGGTACCGCGATGACAAGCGCACCATCTACATCCCGCTCCACAAAACCAAGCTGAACATTCTCTGCGTCAAGAGCTGGCACGTTGAGCCGGGCGCTCCTTTCTATGACGGCAACCTCTAAGGACCACACATGAACCTCTTTACTCCAACCGAAGAAACCAAGGTCAAACACTTGCTCTCCACGCTCGATGACGCGGAAACGCAAATCTGCATTCTGGCTAACAACCAGCGAGGCCGCCACAACTGGGAGCGCACGGACGCTCGTAAGAACGTCGTCACTCTCCTCAAGTCCATTCGCAAGCAAGCAGACTCGCTCATCAGGCACATGGACAAGTCCGATAAGGAAAGGCTGAACGTATGAACAAAATGGTTCTCGCACTCGGACGAATGAAGTCCGGCCAGATGAACCGCACGGAGGCGGCTTATGCAATCACGCTAGAGGCCGCCAGAAACGCGCAGGAGATCGTCTGGTATGCCTTTGAAGGCGTCACCCTTAAGCTCGCCGATGGATGCCGCTACACGCCCGATTTCGCCGTTCTACGGGCTGACGGCGTTATGGAGATGCATGAGGTCAAGAGCTACTGGATCGGAGATGCCAAAACGAAGATCAAGGTAGCAGCCGAGAAGTTTCCGTTTGTCTTTAAGGCCGTCTACAAACAATCCAAGAAAGACGGCGGCGGTTGGAGGATTGAGGAGTTCTGATGATCACGAAAGAGCAAGAACAGCGACTTCGAAACTGGGCACGAGCAAACCGCGAATGCCCGAAGGCCAAGAAAGGAGCTACGCAGGTTTTCTGCGAGTCCCTTCGGTACTACTACGATCGACAGCCGGAAGAAGGGGAACAGCTCCCGGTAATGCGTCCGCTACCAGCTACTCGCGGCATTGACCTGGCTGATGCCGATCTGTTGGATGCGGCGTACCGAGACGAGCGCATGACCTCTGTAAACAGGGACGTTTTGCGCCTTCACTACTGTTGTTTTGTGTCGCCGAACACCATTGAGCACAAGCTTTCTCTTGGGCATAAAACCTTTCAGAGGCATAAAGAACGCGCAGTATCTCAGCTCTTCTCTATCGTTGAAACTCTCAGCGAAACAGTGGTAAAATAAAAAATATTGACGAGCAGTTGGCTCACGGTTTGACTCCGCAGCTCCCGAAATGGGAGCTTTGTCATGTCCGAAAGAAACGAACCCGCAAGCATTGTTCAGAGCTGACGCTAGCTTGAGTTAAGATGTAATTGAGCCCGTGGTGAAGAACTGCGGGCTTTTTTTCGTTTACAACACCGCGCACGCCTCTCAACGATGCGCAACCCGCGCGGTTTCCATTCGCTACCTTAGGTCAGTTTGCCTAAGGCCTGGGTGGGGAGAAATCCTCGCCCTCTCTAATTCCTTGGGTTACCTATGAAGAAAGCTATTGTGGCGGCCATTGCGGTCGCCTTTTTCGTTTCTACAGCAGCTGAAGCACGAGGTGGTCGTGGGTTCAGCGGCGGTCGATCTTTCTCTCGTCCTGCTCCTACGAAGAGCTA